TGTTGCAGCATTTGAAGAGCAATTAAGGAAAGGTTTTCAAGTTAGGTCAAGTAGGTTATTAAACGAACTTAATACGTTTGTTTACATGAATGGTAGACCTGACCACATGAAGGGTGCTCACGATGACGCCATTATGAGTATGTCAATGGCGTTATATGCTGGTGACATGTGTTTCAATCAGTTACAAAAGAACGACTCTAAGAATAAAGCGATGATTGAATCGTGGGCATTGTCTGAAAGAACATATGAACCGAATAAAACATTCTATTCTTACGGTACATCATTTGACCAAATAGGGTCTATGGGTATGGATAACAACCAAATTTATCACGGTAATAATCCAAATAACGCAACTAAAGAGACTTATCAGGAAAACGCATGGTTATTTGGGGGTCGTAGGTAATACTTCCTTTTGTTAAATAATTAGTTTATATTATAAAGAAAAGTATTTATATACATGGCAGATCAAAATCCAACCGTCTTTCAGAAACTTACCAGAATGTTTGGTTACCCTGGACAAGTAAAACAGGAAACCGCACCTTCGTTTAATTTTAGTAAAGACGAATTATTAAAAACAGATAGTAAGGAAGAGTTTGAAAAAGCGTTACTCCAAGCACAACAAAGTTCATACATCGCAGATAAATGGGCTAAGTTAGATCAGAATCTTTATAATCAATCGATATATTACGAACCAAATAGATTGGCAGCGTATTATGATTACGAGTCAATGGAATTTACTCCTGAAATATCTGCAGCATTAGACATTTATTCTGAAGAATCAACAACAATGTCAGAAAAAGGAGAAATCCTTACAATATATTCGGAGTCCGAAAGAATCAAAGGAATACTTGAGGACTTATTCCATAACAAAATGGACATCAACACCAACCTACAAATGTGGGCTAGAGGTGTTTGTAAGTATGGTGACAACTTTGTTTATTTAAAGATTAATCCTGAAAAGGGTATTATCGGAGTTCAACAATTACCTAATATTGAAATAGAAAGAATTGAGGGAGCATCGTCTAAAACTCAAAGTCAAAAAGATATTAAAGCACCAATTAGAGAATTACGTTTCCAATGGAAAAATAAGGATATGGAATTTCAAGCGTGGGAAGTTGCTCACTTTAGAATTCTAGGTGATGATAGAAAGTTACCATACGGTACTTCTATGTTAGATAAGATTAGAAGAATTTGGAAACAACTTTTACTTGCTGAAGATGCGATGTTAATTTATAGAACATCAAGAGCACCTGAAAGACGTGTATTCAAAGTCTTTGTTGGTAACATGGACGATAAGGATATTGAACCTTATGTACAAAAAGTTGCAAACAAATTCAAACGTCAACCTGTGTCTGATCCTCGTAATGGTCAGGTAGATATGAGATATAATCAAATGGCGGTAGACCAAGATTATTTCGTACCTGTACGTGACCCTTCACAAACAATGCCAATTGAAACATTACCGGGAGCACAAAACTTAGGTGAAATTGCGGATATTGAATACATCCAAAAGAAATTACTTGCAGCACTTCGTATACCTAAAGCATTTTTAGGATTTGAAGAAGTTGTCGGTGATGGTAAGAATCTTGCGTTAATGGATATTCGTTTTGCAAGAACAATTAATAAAATTCAAAAGTCGTTAATACAAGAGTTAAATAAAGTTGCATTGATTCATTTATACCTTTTAGGTATGGAAGATGAATTAAACAATTTTGAATTATCATTAACTAATCCATCTGCACAATCTGATTTGTTAAAGATTGAACAATGGAAAGAAAAAGTGACTCTTTATAAAGACGCAACATCTGACCAATCTCAAGTAGGTATTTTGCCTGTTTCACACACGTGGGCGAAGAAAAATATTCTTGGGTTTAGTGAGAATGAAGTTATACTTGATTTACAACAACAACGTCTTGAAAGAGCAATTGGTTTTGAGTTAACAAATACTCAAAATATTATTAAACGTTCAGGTATATTTGACGATGTAGATAGAAAATATGGTATACCTGAAGAAGAAAGAGCTAAATTAGAAGCCGCAGGTGCCGCAGGTGGTGCTGCACCTGGTGGTGACATGGGTGGTGACATGGGTGGAGGAATGGATATGGGAGGTGGAGCTCCCGCTCCTGAGGCAGCACCTCCGGCAGGTGGTGAAGGTCCATTAAGTGAATCTATAAACAATCGAGGAAAAAAATCTAAAATTTTAGGTATGTTAGGTGAGGAAGAAATGAATTTTAGTGATTTATTTGATATGGATAAGGCGCAACAGAATATTTATGAAATGGAACATAAATTAAATGAAATTTTAAACGATTAAAAATGAAGAAGTTCGGAGTTATAAAAACAAAATTATTAAGTAAATTAACAGAATCTTACGCAAACGAGAATAAATCTGAAATTAAAAACATCTTGAAAGAAATTAAAGAAAACAAAGACTTTAAAGAAATGTATTTGTTTTATGAAGAGATTGAGGGTAAACATATTTCAGATAAAGAAACTGCAAAATTATATGTTGAGGGTTTAAGTACCATGTTAGTTCATAGTAAAGAGAATTTAGACATGTTTTGTGAGTCGTTGGATAAGAAATTAGGTAATATAGAAGTTACAACAAATGAGTTGTACGAATCATTAGATGCATTAACCGAAAAAGATAAATTAAACAATATCGAAAAAAAGGTAATTGCAAAAATGAAATTAGTTGAACATTTAACAACTAAAAGAGAAATTGCAGAATCTAAAGATTCTACTTTAGTACCAAACGAAACTTTATTAAATGCTGTTTTAGCAAATAACTTTAATGTTCTTTATACAAACACATTATCTGAATCTCAAAAAGAAGAATTGAAGAGTATTCTTTCAATACCATATGAAGAGTTGGTTTCAAAAACTTCTGAATTAAAAGAATCGGTTTTAACTAAGGTTGATTCATTATTAGTAGAATCAAATGATGTTGAATTGAAAAGTAAATTAGATAATGTCAAAAAAGAGGTAAACGATATGTCACCTTCAAAATACAATTACTACAGATTAACAGAATTAAAAAATGGTCTTAATTAAGACCATTTTTTATTTGTTCAACATATTGTGCTTTCAATAACTCTTTCCTTCTAACTACTGAAGGTTTTACAAACTGTTGTCTCTCCCTCAATTTTTGAATTTGTTTAGTTTTTTGAACTTTACTCTTGTAAGTTCTCAGAGCACTCTCAATGTTTTTCTCTTTTGATAAATCTATTATAATCATATTGTATAAGTATATTACAAATATATAAAAAATATTTTTGTTTTTTAAGTATTTTTTTGTTATATTTTAATTAACACCATAATTGAGATATATAACATGAAAAATTGATGAAAATTGGTAAGTACATTCCTTTGGGGACGTACAACAACGTAAAAATCGGATATGGAACCGTAGATTTTAAAAATCTAAAAACCATTTACTTAAAATTAAATTCTTGGGTTCAACCCGATAACGAAACTGACGATTTCGATTTCACAATTCACAAATCGAGAAGAAAATTAAAACAAATCGTAAGTGAACTTAAAAATCCTTTATTTAAAGAACAATGTATTGTCGATTTAGACATTCGTACTAAAGGAATACAATTGGAAAAAAGGTCTTTCATGAATTTGGAAATAACATTATATGTTAATAGACAATTTGATATCAAAACTAAAGATATTAAGAATTCAATTAAAAACATATTAGAAAATGTTGTTGACGGAGGATTGGACGATAAAAAACTCTTTAATTTCAACAAATCTAAAAAATAACTATGTTATCGATGTATTTATAGGAGAATAAATCTATAAATGAAGATATTAGGCCCAAACGAAACAGGGAGAGGAATTTTAATTGAATATGACGCTGGTCATGTTTCCCCTGACGACAACAAAAAAGTTATATCAGAAATGAAGAATCTTGACTTCTCAGAAGACTTGATTCTTTATGCTGTTTTGCAAAAATATGACACCCCAAATAAGAATGGTAGAATCTATCCTGAA